CCCCTGTCCCGGTGTCACGGTTGCATTTTCGCGAGGGATATCAGCGCCTTGGCCGTGACAACTGAGCGTCACGGTGATGTACCGCCTTGTCCCGGTTGATTTGCCACGGTTTCTGTCGCGGCGGGGCAGGCAGCCCGCGATGCGGCGCGATGCATCAGCGGTGCCCGAACCCTTCCCATGGGTTGGGGTCGCGGCGCAAGGCCTATCTGCGGCCCGGGTGAGGGGGGCAATCATGGCGCGTCGTCCGCCAGCACGTGGGTGAGCGGCACGAGCACCGCCCGCGCCTGCGGCCCACGGAACCGCACGGCGGAGCTGCTCGCCCGCGCACCAGGCGCCCGCAGCAGCGCCTGGCGCCACACGCCCGAGGCACCGCTGCGCGCCCGCCAGTGCGAGCTCTCGAACAGCTGGCTGAGGTTGCGGTGATCGTTCGCCACCGCCAGGTCCGGCCCGTCGATGTCCGGGTGCACCTTCAGCCCGTAGGTCGCCAGCACGCTCTGCGCCACCTCGCGGTCGAGGCGCGTGGCCACCTGGTCGTCGGCCATCACCGCCCGGCCGGCGGCGATGGCGATCAGCGTGCCGATCGTGCGCTGCTCGCCGCCGGCCCATTTCGCCTGCGCCAGCGAGCTGGTGAGGTGGCCGATGCACCGCTCCCAGTCGGCTAGCTCGTCCGCCCGCTCGTCATCCGTCGCCGCCACCACGCTGTCCACGATCCGCCGCAGCGTCTCCCCGTCCGGCGGGTGGTCGTGCAGCAGCACGTCGGCGCAGGCGAGCATGATGCCGAACTGCGCGGCCCCGCGGTGGTCGAGGCCCCGCGCCATCAGCTCCTCGCGCCACATGTCGAGGATCGGCGCCTCGCCTTGCGTCAGCGCGGGCCATCGGTCGGCCATGCGCCGGAGGATGCGCCGCCCAAGGTGGCCGAGCTGGTCAGGGTCGAGGCGGATCGTGGCACCCGCGGCGAGCTTCCGCAGTTGCAGGAACGCGATGCGCGAGCGGTCCTGCGCCTGCATCGGCGGGTGCAGGATCGAGCTGAACAGCGTGCAGAACCGCACGGTGAACTCGGCGCCCTCGTGGTCCGCGCCGCCGCGCATGATCGTGCCGCCGGAGGACGCGATGCGCGCCACCTTGATCACGCCGAGGGTGCGGGAATTGTCTTCCTCGGCCTCGGCCTCGTCGAAGGCGAGCGGGATCGTGTCGAACTTCATCCGCTGCCGCACCGCGGCCTCGGTCGCGTCAGCCAGGCTGTAGATGCCCTCGCCATCGCCGAACAGGCCCTTCAGCACGTCCTGCAGCGTGCTCTTGCCCGTGCCCTTGTCGCCCGTGATCCATGCCGCCGGCCGCCATGCCAGCGCGCCGCCCACCATCGCTGCCCCGATCCAGCCGAGCAGCAGCAGCGGGTCGAGCTTCGGCCGTGCCCATGACCATGAGCCGAGCAGCGTGCGCAGCGTCGCAGCCGCGCCATCGGCGCCGCACGGCTCGTCTTCCTCCGCCGGGTGAGGCCGCGCCCGCAGCACGGGATAGACGATCTCGTCGCGCATGCCGCACGGCTCGTACCGCCCGCGCACATAGAGGCAATCACCGAGATGCAGCACCAGGTCGCCGTCACGGCCGAGCCAGGCGCCACGCCCGCGCACCTTCGTGTCCGGGCTCCACACGCCCACCTGCGCGCAGGCATGCATCAGGTCCCTCGCCACCTTCTCGGCTGCGAAATCACCCGTGCGGTCACCGTCCTTGTTCAGTCGCGGGTGCCACTGCTCAAGGAACGCCTCGCGCGGGCTGAACAGCGCGAGCAGGTTCAACTTGCTGTGGTCTCGCGCGGTCAGCATCCGCAACTCGCCCAGGCTGTTGAGGTAGAAGAACGACCCCTGCCGCGTGCCCAGCGGCGTGACCGGGCATCCATCGGGCAGGAAGCGAGGTTTCTTGCCGGTCTCCTGCGCATCGCGCAGCACCGCTCGCAACCGCCGAACCGTCATGCCGCGCCGTCCTCCGTCGCTTGTTTCTCGCCCGTTGCGGCCTCTGCGGCGGCCTCGGCCTGCAGCCAGGCGTTCCAGTCCTTGAAGCCCCGCGGCGGCTCGGCCACCCGCACCGCGCGGCCTTCGTTCAGCCACCGGTCCAGCGCCGCCTCGCGCGCGCGCCGCGTCTGCGGGTTCTCGCCGTCGCGGTCGGCAATCAGCACGATGTCGGAACACTGCGGCGGCAGCACGATCGCCGCCATGTTGCCGATCGACACGGCCGCCAGCACCCGCCAATCGGGGCAGGCGAGCGCCACCGTCAGCGCGTCCTCGATGCCTTCGGCGATCGCCACCACGTCATCGGGCGGGGCCTCAATCAGCGGCTTGCTCGAGGCCCCGCGCCAGAGGCGGATCGTTCCGCCCTTGACCGCCCCGTAGCTCGCCTTCGCGGGCTCCACCGGCGCCTTGCCCCACCGTCCCGTCCGCGCGTCCTGCGCCAGCCAGGTGCGGTGCGTGCCGATCTGCGCGCCGTTCTCGTTGGTGATGGCCGCCAGCATCGCCGGGAACTTCTGCCCCGAGGGGTGCATGAGCTGCGGCGCGAAGCGCGGCGCGGCGTTCAGCCACATGGCGATGGCGGCGCGCTGGCTCTGCTGCCGCGCGGCCTGGTCATCGGCGCTGGGCGCGCGGGAGAGTGCTCGTTGCGTCAGCCGCCGCCGCCGCTCGGCGTCGTCAGGGTCGGTGCCGGCGTCGAGGCCGAGCCAGCGGCGTGACCATGCCACCGCCCTGCCCTTGTCACCGGAGAAGTGCACGGCAGCGACCAGGTCGAGCGCATCGCCCGCCTCGCCTGACGCGAAGTCGCACCACACCCCCGCCTTCGGGCCGGAGAGGTGCACGGCGAGCGAGCGGCCCGGCTCGCCATGCAGCGAGCCGCAGCGCCACTCGTGCCCGTCCTTCCGCCCGTGCGGCAGCAGCTCGGCCGCGAGGCTCGGCGCCTGCGCGGCCAGCATGCGCACCAGCTCGCGGATGTCGGTCAAGGGCGGGCGCATGGTGCTGCCCGCCCATCAGCTGCCCTAAGCGCGTCGTCGTGCTGGCGCTGGATCAGCTGCAGCTTCTCGAACAGCTGCCACCAGTGGAAGGCATCGGCGACGCAGGCGCCCAACCCGTCCTCGCGCACGCGGCGGGCCATGGCGGTCAGCCGCTTGGCCAGGCGCTCGGCGTCCTCGTCGCGCTTCATGGCCTCGGCCACCACCTCGAAGTCAACCAGGTCGCCCGCCGCGCTGAAGGTGCAGGCGAGCAGCACGCGCGAAGGCCCGGCCTGGAACTCGATGTCGCGCTTGATCATGGCCGCGCGCCGTCGTCGGGCTGAGGGTCCGGCCGCTGCACGAACACCCGCCGCAGGTGGTGGTCGCACCACGAATGCCCGGGCACCGAGGCATGGCCGCAGAACGCGCCGCTGACGTGGATCCACTGGCATGTCCGCGCCGGCGTGATGGGCTGGCGCAAGAAGGACGCGGCGGGCCGGGTTCGTTCGGCCAGGCCCGCCGCGCCAAGGCTCAGGGAGGAAACGGCCGCCGCCACGGCGGGCGGCGGCTGCTGCGTGGGTGCCAGGTGCACCCGCGCCTTGGGGGCGAGGCTGGCGGCACCATCCGCCGTCGCCTTGCCGATCTCGGGAACGAAGTAGACGCGCGTCGTCCGCGGCCCGCCGCGCTGGATCAGCTGCAGCTTGCCCGTGGCCTCGAGCGCGGCGAGCACGGCATAGAGCTGCGGTCGCGAGCAGCCGAGCGCGCCCTGCATCGCATCGTTGCTCGGGCAGGGCAGGCCGTTCTCGGCCGCGCGGGCAATCAGCGCCAGCGCCATCTCCCGCGCCGTCACATGCCACTGCCGCATCCGCTCGCGATACCCGGCGGTGCGGGTGGCATGGCCGAACACGGTGCTCACGCCGCCGCCTTGGGCAGCGTCGAGGGGCCGGCGCCGCGTCGGCGACCGCCGGCACCGGCCCCACCTTCACCGGCGGGGGGCAGCCCGCCGGTGCTACCATCGGAGACTGCGAATCGACCGATGGAGCTGGGAATGACTGAACACGAACGCGCGCAGGTCGCAGCGCTGCAGCTGCTCGTGGTGTCGCTATGCGACGCCTTCATCGCGCGCGGCATGGGCGCCCTGGTGGCTGACGCTGAACGCGTGGCGCTGACGGCTGCGTTGAAGCTCATGGCGCGCCCGGATACGGCGGCGCAGGTGGGAGGGGATCGCGTGGCCCAGGCGACGGCGGGCCTGCTGGACCTGCTTCAGTGGCCGGCGGATCTTGCAACGAGACGCCAAGCCTTCCTGCGAGCCAACGGACTAGCGCATCGAGACTGATCCCAGTGGGCTGACCCTGCGGTTCGCGCTCGTCGCTCATGCCACGATCCTGAACACGATCGGCGCGGCGTCGGGCTCCGGCCGGTAGTGCCAGCGGGCGCGCGCGGGCGGCGAGGTTGCCGGGCGGGCGAGCACGGCGGCGTAGAAATCCGTTGCTGTCACGCGCCCGCGCGTCGCCTTGACGATGCGCTGCATCACCGCGCGACGCGGAATGCGCTCGCCGCGCAGCCACTTCGCGACGCCCTCTTCGCTGGCGCCGATCAATTCGGCGAACTCAGCGCGCGAGACGCCCTGCTGGCGAAGCCACGCGTCCAAGGTCATGCCGCCACCTGCTCTGGCTGGCGCTCGATCGCATCGGCATGCGGCGGCCGCCACGCGATGCCGCGCTGCTGTGCCATGGCCCACAGTCGCAGGTGATGACGCGCCGGTATGACGCCCCGGCGGAACCAGTCACTGATGGCCTGCGGCTTCACGCCAAGCACCTTGCCCACCGCCGCGTTGCCGCCGAGCGCTCGTATGAGGTCCTTCACATGCATACGGGCAATTTATTCGGAAAATCCGAACGTCTGCAACTGCGCCGTGTTGTGGCGCACGGTTACCGGTATGGCTCAACGAGGGAGGGCGCGGATCATGGCTGTCACCGATGGCTCCAACTTTCGACTGAAGGCGGCACGACAAGCTCTAGGCTTTAGTCAGCGTTACTTGGCCAAGGAACTTGGCGTAAAACCGAGCACGTGGAGCGAGTATGAGGCAGGCAAATACTATCCCCCAAACGATGTTCTAGTGGCTTTTAAGCTGCGATTCGACATAACGACAGATTGGGTTCTCGCAGCCGATCCGCGGGGGCTGCCTGATGACATCCGAAAAAGCATTTACGCGCAGGCTCGCGAGCCTGACGCTCCGCGCACGCTGAGCAACTTGCTGCCGCCCGACTGGCGCCAGCCCGTCGAGCGTGATCGGAAAACCTGAACTTTTTCTTGCGATGTTCGGATAATCCGAACATCGTAGGCCCGTCACCAACCAGGGAGACGGGCCATGCCCCTCACGCTTACCCCCTTGGCCAGCTCGCCGGTGCGCATTGAGCGCCGGATCCAGCTTGGCCCTCACAGCTCCGCCGTGGCCGCGATGCGGCAGACGGTGAAGGAGCTGTCGCTTGAGCTGTCGCGCCACGCGGCGCGGGAGATCAACACCAGCAACGAGCCCGAGGTCGCCGTGGCCGGCGAGGCGAGCATCGAGGGCGCCGAAGGCCGCCTCGACATCACCATCACCGTGGTGAGGCGCCGATGACCCGCGACCTTGACCCCGCGGCCGTGCGCCGCCTGGTCGATCGCCTGCGCGAGCGGTGCGACCGCCGCCGCCACCATGTCGGCGAGCCGCTGCGCGACCTGCTCGAGACCGCCGCCGCCACGATCGAGCGGCAGGCCGACACCATCGCCGCGCAGCGGTGCGACTGCGCCGAGGCGACGCTGGCGGCCCGCATCGAGGGGGCGCGCCAGGCATGCTGAGCATCGACCTTCAGGCGCTTGCCACCACCTTCGCGCGCTACAGCGTGCAGGGCGGCCAGTTCATCGACCCGGCCGCCTGCCGCGCCCTCCACCACGTCCTGGCTGATTTGACCGACCAGGCGACCGCGCTTGAGCGGCAGGCGCTGCCTCCCGCGGCGCGCTTCACGCCAGCCTCGGCCGAGGCCGGCGGCAACGTGATCCCCCTCAACACCGCTACGGCCCGCCGCACGCCGGCCCCCTGGCACCCTGACGGAGGCACCGCGGCATGAGCGGCCTTGCGAAACTGGAAGCGCGCATCGACGCGCTGCTGTGGCTCGAGGAGGTGCTGCGTGCGGAGGAGCGGGAGAGCATCAGCCTGACGGCGCTGCGCGCCATGGGCGTGCTGCTGTCCGAGGCCCGCGACCTGGTGCGGCCCGACTATACGGGCGAGCCGGAGGAGCCGGAGGAGGAAGGTAGGGCTGAGGAAGGGCTGAGGGAGGAGCCAGGGGAGGAGCTGGCGCTGCCGCCGATCGAGGAGATTACCGGCGAGCAGAACGGCACCAATAACCTCAACCGCGTGTGCGACGCCGACGGTGAGCCGATCGAGCCGGCCGAGCGGTGGGACGCGCCGACGCCTGCCCCCGCCGGCGTCATCCGCGCCTGGGCGCAGAAGCAGGGCATCAGCTGCCCGCCGGTGGGTCTGCTGGGGGCCGCGCTGCTGAACATCATCAACGACCGCCGCCGCATGCTCCGCCTCCGGCCCTTCGTTCAGTCCGCCAAGGCGGAAGGCGGTGAGGCATGATGCGGCTGTACGAGGGCGCGGTGACGAGCCTGGCCGATGCAGTGCGCAAGTCCGCGTCGATGCTCGGCGAAGCGCACGCGGACAGCATGGAGGCGTTCCTGGCTGGCGTGCCTGGCGTGGACCTGCCGTTCAAGGCCGAGACCTACGTGTCGCTGAGCCGCGGCACCGATCGGTGCGAGGCCGCCATCCACGTGGTGATGACCGTCACGCTGGTGGATGTCAGCGAGATGGACGCGCAGATGCCGGAGGGCGGCACATGAC